GACAAATTAATTCAAAAGAAATATCCTGGTGTTGTACAAGATTATAAAGATGGTTTCAATATTCTTTGGAATGATGATTTCTTCAATGTTAGAAATAAGAACTTAAATACAGAATTGATGTTGATTGATAAAATCAACTTATACTTTAAATCTTCAAAACAATTAGATGAGATTAACTTCTCTAACGAAGATAAGTTATTTGTAGACCTAGTAGATAGTTGTAAAACATTTGCTGATGTTGTTGAGGCTGCAAAAAAATTATCTGATTGGCAGAAGAAACAAAATGAAAATCTTAAAAAGTTACCAGACTTTGATAGTCACCCACTAACAAAGATGTATGGTGAACAAGAAAAATCAGAAGAGGACGACAATGATAATTCACAATCAAATTCAACTTCTCAATCATCTGACCAGAATAACGAACAGGAGAAAAGTGAATCCGATAGTCAAAACGAACCTGTTAAATCAGAAGACGCCTCAAACGAAAACGGCGACGGTTCAAAAGAGAGTGAAGACGGAAAAGAAAAAGATAAATCTGAAAGCATAAAAAATCAAACTGGTAATCCTGACGGTGCCGGTGGTAAAGATGTTAAGATTAATATGCCTATGAAATCTATTACTCAAAACAATATTGACAATTCAATTCAGAAGAGATATGTAGATAGTGAAAGTAGAGGTTACAATTACTTTCAAATACCAGACGCTAATTTAGATAACATTATTTACTCTAACAAGAATTGGTTACAAGTTAATAATGATTATATGAACCAACACCATAGTAAAGTACATATTCAATCTAACTTTGAAGAATACAAAAAATTCAAAAGAGATAGTAAGGCAACTATTTCATACCTTGTTAAAGAGTTTGAAATGAAGAAATCTGCTGAAGGTTACAAGAGGCAGACTACTGACAAGACTGGAATTATTGACCCACTTAAATTACACAAATACAAAATATCAGAAGACATATTTAAAAGACTATCAGTTATACCTGACGCTAAAAACCACGGAATGATTTTATTACTTGATTGGTCAGGTAGTATGTCAAATTGTATTGGCAAGACGGTTGACCAGTTATTACAATTAGTTTGGTTCTGTAAACAAATTAATATACCTTTCAAAGTATATTTCTTTTCAGATAGAATATCAGACGCCACTTGGAATGAGAGAAGATTTGACGCCAAAGAGAATAAGAAATCTTGTTATAATTTCAAAGCAGGTGATAGTAGATTTGAAGCATACAATCTAGTTGAGATTGCTAATCATACTTTGAAAAAACAAAAATTAGACCAATCATTATTTTACTTATATGCTTATGGTAAGTATTATAATGACCATTATTCATATAGAAGAAGATTTGATGGTGAATATATTGAGAGATTATATCCGCCTAGTGAGTTTCATCTTTCTTCTACTCCTTTGAACGAGGCACTTGCTACTATGTATAAAGTAATTCCTTTGTTTAAAACAAAGTATCAAGTGTCAAAACTTTCTTTAATTACTTTGACAGATGGTCATAGTAATAATAACAATAAAGGAAACTTTGCAACCGTTGATGGTAGACTAGTAGAATTGCCTGAAAGAGGTTATGGTTCGCAAGGTATCTTAAAATTATCTAAAGGTAAAGAAATTAAAAGTCAAGGCGGTACAACCGGTTTATTACTACAAGGACTTAAAAAGAAGTTTGGTATTACTACTATCGGTTTCTTTATTCTAAAGTCTGCTAGAAGATGGGAGTTTGATAGATACGCTTTATCTCAAAGACAACAAAAATTGACTTGGGATTTACAAGACCAAATTAAAATGAAGGTCAGACAAGAATATAATAAACACAAAGCTGCTTCAGTTGAAGCATATGGGTATAACGAATTTTATCTAATCAATGGTAAAGATATGGTAGTACAAAATGCCAACCTTGATGAGTTAAAAGAAGACGCTAAAAAAGGCGATATTAGAAGAGTGTTTAGTAAATCAATGAAACAAAGAACCGTTTCCAGAGTATTACTAAACAAATTTATCAGACAGGTCGCCTAGTATATGCAAAAAGCGTTGATATATATGACAAAAAAAGTTGAAAAAATGCTCATTTTTTGCTTGACATATGTATCAAAATATGGTAGCATATATACATAAACTAAAAAAAGGAGAACTACATTATGTTAACTTTGAACACTAAACAAAAAGAGTTTGTTGACGCTGCCCAAAAGATGTACAACAAACCTACTTTGAATAATGATGAGTTATTGAAAGTATCCAAGTCTCTTGGAATGAATTTCAAACCACAATGGTTGGTAAGAAATCCTGAATTGAGAGTTGGTAGAGGCGAATACAAATTGCCTTTAGACGGTATCCCTGCCGTTGAACCTGTATCTAATGACAAGGTATTGTCTGATACAAATTCTTCACCTAAAGTTGAAACTAAAAAAGAAGTTGTTTCTGAAAAAGTATCAGAAGCTGCTTATGTGATTTCATCTTTACAAGGCGATATCGTTCCACAAAAAGATGATGGCTTCGTATCATTTGGTAATCATCCAGATGTAAGAAGTATCGTTAAATCAAAAAGATTTTATCCGATATTCATTACTGGTCTTTCTGGTAACGGTAAGACTTTTTCTGTTGTTCAGGCTTGTGCCGAGAGTAAGAGAGAAATGATTAGGGTAAACATTACTATTGAAACAGACGAGGACGATTTACTCGGCGGTTACAGACTTAAAGATGGTCAGACCGTATGGCAAAATGGTCCTGTTATTGAGGCAATGGAGAGAGGTGCAATATTGCTCCTTGATGAGATTGACCTTGCTTCTAATAAGATAATGTGTTTACAACCAATCCTAGAAGGTAATGGTGTCTATGTTAAAAAGATAAACAAGTTTGTTAAACCTGCTCAAGGTTTCAATGTTGTTGCAACTGCTAACACTAAAGGTCAAGGTAGTGAAGACGGCAAGTTTATCGGTACTAACATATTGAACGAAGCGTTCCTAGAAAGATTTCCAGTAACCTTTGAACAGAAATATCCTGCTGTAAAAACAGAGCAGAAAATTCTTAACAACACTCTTGCTGCCGCTGGCAAAAGAGACGAAAAGTATGTTGAGAAGTTATCAACTTGGGCTGATGTAATCAGAAAAACCTACTTTGATGGTGGGGTTGATGAGATTATATCAACTAGAAGACTTGTCCATATCGTACAAGCATATTCAATCTTCGGTAATAAGATGAAGGCAATTGAATTGTGTACGAATAGATTTGATGACGATACAAAAGCTTCTTTTGTTGACTTGTACACTAAAGTGGATGCTGGGGCAACTGCCGAAAGTATCGCTGAAGAACAAAAGGCTGAAGCCTTGAAAGCTCAACAAATGGAGTCCAATGATAGTGAGGACGAAGAAGACGAGGAAGACCTTGTCTAATTTAAAATCTATCCATAGTGTGGTCCTTGGAGAGGCGTGTAGTGGCGCCTCTCCTTTTTATCACACTCTAACTATGAGGACTATATGAAATACAATGAAGATAAAATACTAGACGAAATTAAAAGTTATATTGAAAAAACATATGGGCAACATTATTCATCTACTAAAGATGGATTTCAAGTCCAAGATATGTTAAGACATTTAAATATTGATAAAGATTTCTGTCAATCAAATGCGATTAAATACCTATGTAGATATGGTAAGAAGTCAGGCAGAAATAAAATGGATTTATTTAAGGCGATACATTACATAGTATTGTTATTAGATAGTGAAAACAAGTCTAATGAAAAACCTGATATGGGTATTGATGTAGACGCTTTTAACGGGAGTTAATTATGAAATTTAAAGTGAGTATAAAAACACAAACATTACGATACACTAGAAACCACGGTTTTGATATCGTAGCACATCCTGCCAAAGGTAGTCAAGTTGAAAGTTTACTTGGTGTCAGGTATGTTTACTTTCTAGGTTGTGGTGATTATAAGTTACCACAGACAATAAATCATCCTAGAGAAGGTGAGATTGTTAGGGCAAGTGGTCCTGCATTACACAACTGGTTAACTAAAGAACAAAGTTTACACTTTCAAAATCGTATGATTGTATATCCTAAAGGTTACAATGACCCTTGGTTTAATATACCTATAGGACATAAGGCAACTAAAGATTGGTTGAAAGTAATGGGTAAGATAACGAATAAAGACGACCTAGAACATTTAAGACATATGGGTAATGGTAAGTGGCGAACTTATAATGGTTATACAACTTATTCAAAAAACAAAAAGAACGATACAAATGTTATGGGTAAGAAAGGTACCATCGGCGAAGAGATTGTTAAGAGATACTTCTTATCACACGAAGGTGTTGAAGAGGTTATATCAAGTGGTGATGTTTATGCCAAATGGGATTTACAAATTAGTTATAACAAACCTAACGAGGTTCCAGATACATATTTAAATGGTACTGACGGAGGAGTTTACTATGGATAAGGAGGTAATGTAAGTGAGTATAACGGTCGTTGTAAGAAATAACAACTTGGAACAAGCAATGCGAGTACTTAAAAAGAAGGTACAGAAAGCAGGTATTGTTAAAGAGTTGAGACAAAGGCAATATTATGAAAAGCCTTGCGATAAAAGAAATCGTAAAAAGAAAGAAATGACTAGAGCTTGGATTAAGAAGCAGAAGAAATTAAAAGCTCAAAGAGGTTATTAAGGGTTTTACGCCGATATATATAATATGCTAGGCTGTTCGTAAGTCCTAGTTGAGGCGTAAAAGGTTGCCGCTACCAGATTTCAAAAATCAAATGCGGTGTCGCTGATGTTTGTTTGGGGTGTCCCTGTGGTTCAACATCTAAAAAAAGAACCTAAAGCGCTAGAGTTTTGGCTGTATACTCTTTAAAGAAACAGCCACTTGAATTTTATATAATAATGATTATATAAATAATAATGACACGCCTAATAGGGTGTCGTAATATAAAGAAAATAACTTTGCTTAATAAAGGAGGTTAGAAATGACACATAAAGCACTATCTATTTTCAATCAATTAAGACCAGTATCAGTAGGATTTGATAATGTCTTTGACCATTTTGAACAAATGTTTGAAGGCGATATGTTATCAAGTATGCCTAGTTTTCCACATTACAATATTGTGAAAACTGATAAGAACAAGTACGATATAGAAATCGCTCTTGCTGGTTATTCAAAAAAAGACATTGAAGTAAACCTAGAAGAAGGTGTACTATCAATTAAATCTAAAAAAGAAGACAAAGAAGAAACTAAAGATGGCGAAGTAATCCATAAAGGTATCGCTAAAAGGTATTTTTCTAAATCTTTCACAATCGCTGATGATGTAGAAGTCAAAGGTGCCGAGTTGAAAGACGGTCTTTTAAAGGTATCTATGGAAAGAATTATACCTGACCATAAGAAACCAAGAAATATTGCGATTAAGTAATATTAATAGATAGTCTGGCCTTCGGGCCAGGCTATTGACAATCCCACCTCAATTTGATATATTAGTGAATTGATTTGTTAATTATAATATGGAGTAAACTATATGCAAGGTATGAAAATCCCAAAGGTTACATTTAGAGTTAGAACTGGTGACGAGGTTCCAACAGACGGCGGGTGTGCAATCGGTGGTGAGTGGAAGAATATGACGACAGACGATTACTTTAAAGGTAAGCGTGTTGTTCTTTTCTCTCTCCCAGGTGCATTTACGCCTACTTGTTCCTCACAACAACTACCAGGCTTTGAAAAAGAGTATGGTCAGATTAAACTTCTAGCTGTAGATGATGTCTATTGCGTTTCAGTAAACGATAGTTTCGTTATGAACGCTTGGGCAAAGAGTTTAGGTATTGATAATGTCAAAATGATACCTGATGGCTCAGGAAACTTTACACGATTTATGGGTATGCTTGTAGGTAAGAACCATCTAGGTTTCGGTAATCGTTCTTGGAGATATATGGCTGTTATCAATGACGGAGTTATTGAGAAATGGTGGCAAGAACCTGGAATTAATAACGAAGGATTAGATGATGACCCTTACTTTGAGAGTACACCTAAAAATGTTATTGACTATTTACGAAATAATTAGTCGCCTATTGACAAAGGACCCACACTATTATATAATGAAAACAATTAAGGAGAAACTTTATTATGAACCTATCTAACGATACAATCGCAATCTTAAAAAACTTTGCGAATATTAATCAGAATATTCTGGTTAAACCTGGTGAGAAATTAAATACAATTTCTACTATGAAAAACATACTGGCAACTGCTAGTATTAAAGAAAACTTTGAGCAAGAGTTTGCAATATATGACTTGCCTGAATTTTTGAGAACTTTAGATTTATTTGAAACTCCAACATTGAAGTTTAATGGTGGAACAAGTGTAGGTATATCTGGCAAAGATGGTAAGTCTGCTAGTAAATATACTTTCGCTGATAAATCAGTTATTGTTGCACCTACTAAAACGATAACAATGCCTGATACTGAAATCGCATTTAAATTATCTAAAGACAACTTATCAAAATTAATGAAAGGTGTGGTTACTCTTAACTTGCCTGACATTGAAGTTATAGGTAACGGCAGTACAATTCAGTTAGTCGCTAATGACAGAAAAAACAAAGCGTCTAATAAGTTTAGTATTGATATCGGTACAACTGATAAGACTTTCAAAGCATACTTCAAGGCAGAAAACTTTAAAATGATTGAAGATGATTATGATGTTTCTGTTTCAAAACAGAAGATAAGTCATTTTGTTGGAAGACAAAAACCAGTACAATACTGGATTGCATTAGAACCTGAAAGTGAATTTTAAATTGTGATGAGGTATATATTATGGCAGATTTTTTATGGGTTGAGAAATATCGTCCCAAGAAAATTAGTGAGTGTATTCTACCAGAGGATATCAAAACTACTTTTCAAAACTTTCTAAAACAAGGTCAGATAAGTCACCTACTTCTATCAGGCACAGCAGGCACAGGTAAGACAACCGTTGCTCGTGCTTTGTGTGAAGAGTTAGGTGTTGATTATATGGTCCTCAATGGGTCAGACGAAGGTCGTCAAATTGATACATTGAGAACTACAATCAAAAACTTTGCGAGTACCGTAAGTCTTACAGAAGATTCCCCACATAAAGTTATTATATTAGACGAGGCAGACTATACAAATGCTGATAGTGTGCAACCTGCGTTAAGAAACTTTATGGAAGAGTTTCATAAGAATTGTAGATTTATATTTACTTGTAATTTTAAAAGTAAAATCATACCTGCCTTACAATCAAGGTGTACGGTTATTGATTTTAAAGTTGTAAATGGTCAACGAAAGAAATGTGCTGACCAGTTATTAACAAGATTAACTAGTGTTCTAAATGAAGAGAAGGTACCTTTTGATAAAAAAGTATTAGCAGAATTAATTATCAAACACTTTCCTGATTTCAGACGGACTATCAATGAACTTCAAAGATATTCAGTAAGAGGTAAGATTGATAGCGGGATACTATTTTCCATATCAGAAGCAAACAATAAAGAACTAATCGCAACATTAAAAGAAAAAAGATTTAATGATATGCGTAAATGGGTTATACAGAATATAGATAAAGAGCCTGTCTCTATGTTTAGAGCAATCTATGAGTTATTACATAAAGCACTAGACCCTAAATCTATACCTCAATCTGTTCTTATTCTTGCAGGTTATCAGTACAAGGCGGCTTTTGTCGCAGACCAAGAAATTAATATGGTCGCTTGTCTAACCGAGATAATGGCAAATTGTAAGTTTAAATAATGGCTTACGAACTCAAAGATTACCTGAATAGTATTAACTTCACTAAACAGGACTTGATGGCAGACGGAGATATATTCTGGGAGAAGAAGTACCCAGCGTATATTGTTAATCGTTGTCTATCTTATCACCACGATACCTTACCCATTGCAAATGAAATGAACGGGTATCATTTTCTTCCCAATCAGGTTCAATATTCGTTTTTACTAAATATTGTAAGAAAGAAAAAGCGATTTGCTCGTTGGGCAAAAGTTGAAAAACTTTCAAATTTAGAGTATGTAAAAGAGTATTATGGTTATAGTAATGAAAAAGCAAAGACCGCTCTCAGCATATTGACTAAACAACAAATTGAACTTATAAAAAAATCCTTGCAAAAGGGTGGGAGAAAACAGAAATGACAGATAGCGTTAACTGGTCGCCAGAAGATATGCTTGAGGTAACAATAAAGCAACCTGACGATTTTTTAAAAGTAAGAGAGACATTAACAAGAATAGGCGTTGCAAGTCGTAAAGACAAGACACTATTTCAATCTTGCCATATACTTCACAAACAAGGTAAATACTTCATTGTACACTTCAAAGAACTATTTGCTTTAGATGGTAAGAAAGCAACATTAACTCAAAACGATATTCAAAGAAGAAATACAATCGCCGTACTACTACAAGATTGGAACTTAATATCAGTAGTTAAGAAAGAGGCAGCCGAAGATAAGGCACCTTTAAGTCAGATAAAAGTATTACCTTTTAAAGAAAAGAAAGAATGGAATTTGAGTGCTAAATATAATATTGGTAAGAAACTAGAAGACAAAAAGGAAGAGACCTCGGATGCAAGTACCAAAGTTTAAAGATTTCATAACAGAAAAGGTTGAACGAGAAGGCAAACCAATTACGATTGCCGTTGTTACCAAGACTAATCCTAATTTAAAAAAGAGAAAAGTCGGTGGTAAAGAAGATAAAGAACTTACCGTAAAACTTATTAACGATACTTGCGAAGAATTAAATATCAAGTGTGTAGTTATTGAAACTAGACACGCTATCATTACAGGTAAAGACGAAGAGAAGAATACTCTAACAATCTATAACTATGATGGTAAAGATACTGAACATACATTTATAGGTAAAGATACCGTTTGTGTTACCAGAGCAGGTGCAGTAGAAGATGAAAGTGGATTATCAATTATATCTGCCTTTCAAAATTCAGGTGCGTTTATGTGTAATACTAGAAACGCTATGTTAACTTGTAATAACAAATTGACAACTGCTCTATTATTTGAGAAGTTTGGTATACCTACACCTAGAACTGCTTTCGTTTCTAACGAGAAGAATATAGATGACGCAATGAAACTAATAGGTAATAAGTTTCCTGTTGTCTTAAAAACTCTAACAGGAACGCAAGGTATTGGTGTTGTAAAATTAGATAGTTATGAATCCCTAGTATCTACTATTCAGGCATTATGGAAACACGGTGCTGAATTGTTGATACAAGAATTTATGCCTGTTAAGTTTGATGTAAGAACTTTCGTGGTAGACAATAAGATATTTGCAAGTACAAAAAGAATACAATCATCATTTGACTTTAGAACTAATACTCATAGAGGTGCAGAAGCGAAACCTTATAAGTTAAGTGAAGAAGAGATTGAATTAGTATTAAAAGCAAGTAGAGTAAGTAAAGCATACCTAGTAGGAGTTGACCATATAATCCACGATGGTAAACATTATCTATTAGAAGTAAATGGTTCGCCAGGTACTGGTGCAGATTACGAAGGTTATCTATATAAAGATTTACAAGGACCTACACCTGGGGGTGCAATATCAGGTAAGCAACTTGTTAAGAATTTTGTTAAGTATGTCATAGATAGAGACAACTGGGATAGACAATCACTACAAGAGGTAGGTTGGTTAGAGACTATTGAAGTTGGTGACATAGGTAAGATTAGAGCGAAGATGGATACAGGTAACGGTGCTCACGCTTGTTCAATGCACGCCGAAGATATCAAAGTAAATGGTAAAACGGTAACTTGGAACTACAATGGCAAAAAATATTCGGCACCGAAGTACGGGGAGTCCAGAGTGTTTAGAGCAAACGCAGAAGGAGACGAACCATCAGAAGTAAGAACTACCGTACTATTAGATTTAACCTTTAATGGTTTCACATATAAAGATATAGAATTTGGACTAGACCAAAGACCTAGGGCGAGGTCCGATGTATTACTTAATAGAGAAGTTATCCGTATGTTCAATGCGTCTGTTAATCCTAACAGGACTTTTGTATTAAGTAAAAGGTTACCACCTATTGACAAAAAGAAAAAATAATGATAGTATGGAGATATTATGAAAAATATAAAGATAGTAAGATTAACAACTGGTGAAGATTTGATTGGTGAAGTAAAAGAAGGTTCTGGTGTTGTAAACATTAAGAAACCTTACATCATATATCCAACTTCTCAACCTAAACCTGGTGAGGCAATTAAGTTTGGTATGTTCACATATATACCATATGCAGAAACAGACGATATTACTTTTGACGAGAAACATATATTAGTAATCGTTGAACCTAAACAAGATTTACTTGCTAGTTATAATCAAAGCGTAAGCAAAATAATACAGAAAACAGGACCTCAATTAATAACATAATGAGTGGTATAGAGTATAAAGAAACTCTAACAATTCATTTCGTTAATAAACAAGGTCAAGTGCAAGATGTTAGAGTACCGGTAGGTATGACATTGATGGATGCTGCTCGTGTGTATGCAGAACCTACTATTGATGAAGTACCAGGAGATTGTGGCGGCAATCAAAGTTGTGGTACCTGTCATATTAATATTAAAGAGGATATTGACAAAGTTGGAATTGCAGACTATAATAGTTTAGAAACAGAAATTTTAGAACAACAACCTGAATATGACCGTATGTATTCTAGGTTAGCGTGTCAGGTCGTATTAAGACCTAAACATAATGGTATGAAAGTGTATTTGAGAGACTATAATAATGTTTAATTTTTACAAAGATGTAATAGAATATAAAGGCAACCTTTTAGTTAGAGGTGTACACGAAGGCGAAGAGTTTAGAGAGAAGGTAAACTTTAGACCTACTCTATTTGCAATCACACAAAACGAAACTAATCACAAAACATTACAAGGTCAGAATTTAAAACCTATCTCATTTGATAGTATATACAAGTGCCGAGACTTCAAAAGAAATTATACAAATTCTTCTGCTCCCCTATACGGAAACGACAGATATCATTTCCAGTATATCGCAAAGAACTACCCAGGTGATATTCAGTTTGATAAAAACTTAATTAAGATATTCACATTAGATATAGAGGTGACCGCTGAAAAAGGTTTCCCTGATGTTGAAAATCCTATTGAAGAGATTTTATGTCTTACTATCAAAAATCAATCAAATAAAAATATAATCACCTGGGGAACTAAACCATTCTTCACAAAGCGTCCAGATGTAACCTATATTGAGTGTCAATCAGAAAAACAATTACTGATGGAGTTTTTTAAATTCTGGACTAAAAACTATCCTGATATTATCACAGGTTGGAATACTAAATTCTTTGACTTACCTTATCTATGTAATAGAATAAAACATCTAGTAGGCGACAAAGTAATTAATAAATTATCGCCTTGGGGTTTGATAGAACACGAACAAATTACGGTAAGAGGTCGTGCCCAAACTGCTTATGATATAAAAGGTATTACAATGTTAGATTACCTTGACTTGTATAAGAAGTTTATACCTGTTAGACAAGAGAGTTATAAACTAGACTATATCGCAAAAGTAGAATTAGGTAGCGATGGTAAAGATAGTAACCCATACGATACATTTAGAGAATGGTATACAAACGATTTTCAAAGTTTTGTTGATTACAATATTAAAGATGTTGAACTTGTTGACCAACTTGAAGACAAGTTAAGATTGATTGAACTTATCTTAACAATGGCCTATGAGGCAAAGATTAATTACCAAGATGTCTTTTCGGAAGTAAGACTATGGGATACATTAATCTATAATCATCTTCTTAAAGAGAATATACATTTACCGCCTAGAGGCGACAATGTAAAAGAAGAGAAATATACTGGTGCGTATGTTAAGACGCCACAAGTTGGTCAACACAAATGGATTGTTTCATTTGATATTAACTCACTATATCCTCATTTGATTATGCAATATAATATATCGCCTGAAAAAATGATAGGTGTAAAACCTCAAGGTATTAGTGTTAATAAAATGTTGCAACAAAAGACGCCTTTAGACTATCTGGAAACGGAGGGGTGTACGATTACGCCTAATGGTGCTATGTTTAAAACAGATAGTCAAGGCTTCTTACCTAAACTTATGGAAAAGATGTATAATGACCGAGTGCATTTTAAGAAATTAGAGTTTGAAGCAAAGAAAGAATTTCAGAAAACAAAAGACCCAATATATGAAAAAGAAATATCTCGTTGTCATAATATACAATGGGCAAAGAAAATATCATTGAATAGTGCTTATGGTGCAATAGGTAATCAGTATTTTAGATTTTATAATGTTCACCAGGCGACAGCGATTACAACTGCTGGGCAGTTTATTATTCAGTATATTGAACAACAAGTAAACAAATATATGAACGATATATTACAGACTAAAGACCAAGTTGATTATATCGTTGCAAGTGATACCGATAGTATCTATTTGTGTTTAGATAAACTTGTTGACAAAGTATGTAAAGATAAAACTAAAGAACAGAAGATAAACTTTATCAATAAAGTTGTAGAGAATAAACTTGAACCTTTTATTGATAAGTGTTTCAATGAACTTGCAAGATACACAAACGCATTTCAACAAAAGATGGTTATGAAACGAGAGTGTATCGCAGACAAAGGTATCTGGACTGCCAAGAAAAGATATATGTTAAATGTATTAGATGAAGAAGGTTTTAGATACGAAGAACCTAAACTAAAGATTATGGGCATTGAGGCAGTTAAATCTTCAACACCTGAAGTTTGTAGAGTTGCGATTAGAGAAGCGATTAAAATAGTTATGAATAAAGAAGAAACTGATTTACATAATTATATCGCAAAGTTTAGAGCAGAATATAAAGACTATGAACCTGAACAGATTGCGTTTCCTAGAAGTTGTAATAATTTGAGAAAGTATTTCTCACCTAGCGACATTTTTATTAAAGGTACGCCGATACACATTAAAGGAAGTCTTATATATAATTATCATCTAAAAAATCAAAATTTAGATTACAAGTATCCTTTAATACAAGAAGGTGACAAGATTAAGTTTATATTATTAAAAGAACCTAATCCTTTCAAATTCAATGTGTGTAGTTATATCTCTACTTTACCTAGAGAGTTTAAACTAAAGGAATATGTTGATTATGATTTGCAGTTTGAGAAAACATTTTTAGACCCAATGAGATTTATATTGGGTGCGATTAATTGGACTGCTGAACCAAAAGCAAGTTTAGAAAGTTTTTTTGTATGACACAACTAGATATAATCATCGCCTGGTTCTTATTGATATTTGCATTTAGATTAGGTGCAAATTTAGCGTTGACTAGATTGTCGTTTATACAACTATTAATTATTTGTGGTGCAATAAAATTTTTAGAGATTGCATATACAAGTTAGGAGTTTATGGATAAGTTGGATATTTTACAGAAACAAACAGAATTGGATCCTGAAAAAGTTGATGTGGATCCAGTAAGACCTCATCTATCTATTGAGTTTAGAACTTCAAAAGGTAGAGAAATATATGGTCTTATGAATAGTGATATTAGTAGAGCAGATGGTTCTTTCGTAGATGTTCCTCTTGCGATATGCTGTGTAGCATATTGTACAGAAGTACCGAAGAACGAAGAAGAACTAGATAGGTTTTCTAATCCTGATGGTCATATTGCAGTTGCATATACCGTATGGTCAACAGGTTGGCGTAAAGGTGCAGGTAGAGATATTATATTTGCAATACGAGACGATTTGAAAAACTATCCTAATATAAAAAGATTGGTGACTTTATCACCATTGACAGAAATGGCATATAAGTTTCATATAAAGAACGGTGCCTTTCTATTGAATAATAATGAAACGAGTTATAACTTTGAATACGACCTTAAATCTTAAAGATTACGCAGACGAAAACGGTTTGCCTATAATGGACACTATCCAGTTTGATAGATGGACAGAAGAGTTAGGCAAAGAACAATTTAGAGTTTTGTTGTCTCAATATATCGCAAATGAAAGACCGAAGTTTCCTTTGAAACAAATATCATATGCAGATATGAGAAAGAATATAATTGATTTAAGTAAGTTTGATACATCTAAAATCTGTACACCTAAAGAACAGATAGAGAAAGAAGTATTTGAGAAGTATGATGATTACGAATATAACTTTAAAGATTATGGTCTAGGTATCATAGACGCTCCTTCAATATACAATGTATCATCTAATTACTTTCATCAACATTTAAGATTGAATTGTAGTAGTTATGGTTTCAAAGCACCTATTGATGTGTGGAATAATGGTGACGCAAAAGATGTATGGCGTTGTCTAGGTCCTATATGGCGTGGCATTAATACTGAAAGACATTTAAGAGAAGGTACATATATGAGTGCCTTTAGATTAGGTACATATATTGCAACACAATTTAAACCTGTCGTTGCGAAGACAATATATGATATGACAAAAGCGAACACCGTATTAGATACCTCTTGTGGTTGGGGTGATAGACTTGCAGGTTTCTTTGCTAGTAATGCAACTGAATATTATGGTTGTGACCCAAACCCTAACACATATAAACAATATATGAAACAGATTGAAGAGTATAGTAAATTCTTTCCTAATAAGAAAGTTAAGATATACAATTGTGGTGCAGAAAATTTACCTTATGATGAGTTACCAGATATAGATTGTGCGTTTACAAGTCCGCCTTATTTTAGTACAGAAGAATATAATAAAGGTGGTGAACTAGAAGAAAATCAATCTTGGTTTAAATTTAATGAATATGAAAGATGGCGTGATGACTTCTATTTACCTGTCGCAGAAAAGACACTTTCTAAATCTAAATTTATGTTAGTAAATATAATGGATCCGAAAGTCAAAAATGTACGATACAGGTCAAGTGATGAATTAATAAATAGTAATAGAGACAAATTCATAGGTCAGATTGGTATGGTCATTATGCAAAGACCTCAAGGTAATGCAAAGTTTAAGACCAAAGAAGAACTGAATAAATTTATGGCAATGAAGTATATTGAAAATGTATGGTGTTTTGGTCCTAAAGATTACGACTTCTTCTCTTCAAGCAGAAGAGCGACATTGGAAAGTTTTCTATGACACAACGGAGAGAAATGATAAAAAAATCAGAATACGAAAGCGACTTAAAACCTTATTACGATTATCAACGGAAAGTTGCATACAATAAAGAAAAGATATTTGAAATGGCACATAAGTTTGATGGCCGTATGTTCAATACTCAATATGGTGAGGTTGCACCTAGCGACTTTGGTCAACACCTTTGGGATAGAATACCACCAGAAGAGTACGAAGAACCACCAGCAAGTTGGGTTCCCAAAGATGAACAATATCGGATAGAAGGCGAAGGCATTTCTACTGGTAGAAAAGTTGTGTTAAGAGCGAAACAGGCTGTTGACAAATAAGTTAAATTAGTATAGTATGGAGAAATTATGACAAAAGACTTTCTTAAAGACATTATTAAAGAGACTGGCAATGAATATGCTACACTAGCAAGTGAAGGCATAGACGCTGGCGATGTGACCAACTTTGTTGACACAGGTTGCTATTCTCTTAATGCGTTATTATCAGGCAGTATATATGGCGGTATGCCTGCTAATAAAATCACCGCTATCGCTGGTGAAAGTGCTACAGGTAAAACATTTTTTGCTTTATCTATCTGTAAGAACTTTTTAGATATGGACAAAGACGCAGGTATCATTTACTTTGAAAGTGAGAGTGCAGTATCTAAAAATATGATTGAAGATAGAGGTATTGATAGTAAAAGATTTGTAGTTGTTCCTGTTGCAACCGTACAAGAATTTAGAACACAATCAATTAAAATCGTTGACAAGTACCTAGAACAACCTGAAAAAGATAGAAAACCTATTATGTTTGTTTTAGATAGTTTAGGTATGTTATCTACTACAAAAGAAATGGAAGATACTGCCGAAGGTAAAGAGACTAGAGATATGACAAGGTCTCAAATTGTGAAGTCAACATTTAGAGTATTAACATTGAAACTAGGTAAGGCAAATGTACCTATGATTATGACCAATCATACTTATGATGTAATCGGTTCAATGTTCCCACAAAAAGAAATGGGCGGCGGCTCTGGTCTTAAATACGCTGCCTCATCAATCATTTATTTAGGTAAGAGAAAAGTCAAAGACGGCACAGAAGTTGTCGGTAATATTATTCATTGTAAAAACTACAAGTCAAGGTTGACAAAAGAAAATGCAATGATAGATGTACTTTTAACTTACGAAAAAGGTTTAGATAAACATTATGGTTTAATTGAACTTGCAGAAGAGAGTGGTGTATTCAAAAAGGTATCTACTAGATATGAAATGCCTGATGGTACTAAAGTCTTCGGTAAGTCTATAATGAACGAACCTGAAAAGTATTTTACAAAAGAAGTATTAGAAAAGATTGATGAACAAGCAAAAAGAAAATTCCTCTACGGCGAATAAGAGATATGTCTATGTACAAAGAGACGGAGACGATTTTAGTAGTATAAAAATCGTTGAAGGCAAGTACAAAGATGTAATCTACAAATACGGCAAGGTGCAGTTTGGTAATGAAGAACAATCTGACGGCAATCTTCCTTTGCAGTTTCAATGGACTCTATTGAGAAAACCAGAAGAACTGGACTTGGATATTGACCAACCTGCATTTATAAAGTATATTGGTGATATATTAGTTGAAATATTAGATGAAAGAATAAAGAATGGTACAATCCTTGATGACAAATAGAATAGAAGACACAATACTAACAAACTTAATTTTTAATGAAGATTATTGTAGAAAAGTTTTGCCTTTTCTAAAAGATGATTACTTTGCTAATCGTACAGATAAAATTTTGTTTGACCAAATATATCAGTTTGTAGATAAATATAATAATCTTCCTACAAAAGAAACCTTGATTATAGAATTAGGAAATAGAAAAGATATTACCGAGGAAGAGTATAAGGCAATTAAACAAACTATAAACGGACTTTCTTACGAAGAGAACGAATTACAATGGTTGTTTGATACTACGGAGAAATTCTGTAAAGACAAGGCGGTAAACAATGCAGTACTTAACGGCATTAAAATCTTGGATGGAAAAGA